GTATACCAATTACTGCTATCCTCACTCGATCTTTCTGACAGTTCTGTATTAATAATAGCAACACCATCACTTCCTAAAATTTTATTTGCTTTGCTTTCACCTCTCCAAATAGGAGTTTCATTTTCAAACATCCACAGAGAATCAGAACAGTTCTTTCGAATAAATGAAAGCAACTGATCATCTGCTTTCATTGGTTCAGCAACTATAGGTGTTACTTCAGCTTCAAGAAAGGTTTTGAATGAGATCATTTCTTTTTATAGTCTCTTAAACAATGATTGTAGTCAATTAACATGACTTTAAAAACTCACGTATTACTTTTTCATCTGTATAAAGATACCACGTTTTGTAGTTAATTAACATAACCTTACCACCTACCCATACTTCTGAATCTTTTGGAAGTGGTCTTGGCAAAGTTTTTGTTGTGTGCACCGTAAAGCCAGTTTCTTTTGGAGAATACGCTCTCCATATTTCTTCCAAAAATATGTTTTTATATTTTTCAAGATCACTTTCATTCAGATTAAATTTTTTTATTGCTTCTGGATCATTATTTTTAAGTCGTCTATCAAAATCTTTTAAACCATTTAAACTATCATCTATATCAGCCAAACTAAATTTGAGATTGAAATATTCAATTTTCCGTCTAACACCAAACAATGTAATGTATGTGTCCCAAATATCTTTTCTGTTTATCATTCCAATCTTTATGCCATCATAAGGAATCATCACGTAAGTTTTAGTTTTATCATTAAAAACATAATCATTGGCAGTTTCATAGTTTGTCGATCCAATGAAAGATCGAGACCTCTTTGGAAAATCCTTATAGTCAGGGTGATTATCAAGAATCACTGTATAGTAATTATAGGTATTTTGACTTTTTCGCATCGTGGCACTAGGATCTACTGTAGCAAATCCCGTTGTAATTGATAATTTAGGATCGCCACGATAAAATGGAGTATCATCTTTTAGCATCCAAAGTGCGTCTTTGGCATGTTTTCTAAGTTCTTCAAATGCATTCTCTATATCTAGAGAGATATATTGAGGTTCTTGTTTAATTGCAGCTTCATCAAGTATTAGAAAATCTTTAAAAGATAAATGATCTTTTATTATCATAATATTTTAGAATTGAAGTTAAGTTTGTTAGTTGTGTGACGAACATTTTGCATTTTAGAAGCGAACCAAGGTAAATTGTTATAATCTTTACGATAGTTAAGATTGGTTTTTAAAAAACTTATATGTTTCATTTACCATTTTATTCCACATTTCCATATCAATTAGCATAACCTTACCACCTACCCATACTTCAGAATTTGGAAGAGGCCTTGGTAATGTTTTTGTTGTATGTACTGTAAAGCCTGTTTCTTTTGGAGAATATGCTCTCCATATTTCTTCCAAAAATATGTTTTTATATTTTTCAAGATCACTTTCATTTAACGTAAAAGCTTCTTGGAACTTTTTTATTGCTTCTAGATCATCGTTCTTAAGGCATTTATCAAAGTCTTTTAAGCCTTTTAAACTTTCATCTATACCCATTCTTTCAAACATGGTATTGATATAATCAATACCATGCGTTTTACCAAATATTGTTATTTCTGTGTGCCAGATATCTTTGTTGTTTACCATTCCAATCTTTACACCATCATAAGGAATCATGGCATAAGTGTTATTATCAAAAATACTATAATCCCTAGCAACATAATAATCTGTTGATCCAATGAAAGATCGAGACCTCTTCGGAAAATCTTTGTAACCAGGGTGATTATCAAGAATCACAGTATAATAATTACTGGTATTTTCGCTTTTTCGCCTTGTAGCACTGGGATCTACTGTAGCAAATCCCGTCCGCATAGCAACTACGATATTATCACTGCTATCACCACGATAAAGCGGAGTATTATTTTTTATCATCCAAAGCGCATCTTTAGCGTACTTGTTTAGTTCTTCAATCGCGTTCTCTATCTCTACCGAGATATATTGAGGTTCTTGTTTAACCGCTGCTTCATCAAGTATTAGAAAATCTTTAAAAGATAAATGATCTTTTTTTATCATAGTGTTTCAGAATTGAAGTTAGACACTGTTATTTGTACTAACATTTTGAATTATTTTTTAGGAGCGAACCAAGGCAAATTGTTATAATCTTTACGGTAGTTAAGACCATTCTTGTTAAAAAACTTGCGTGTTTCATTTACCATGTTAAGCCACATTTCATAGTCAATTAACATAACCTTACCACCTACCCACACTTCAGAAGCTGGAAGAGGCCTTGGTAAAGTTTTTGTAGTGTGCACTGTAAAACCTGTTTCTTTTGGAGAATACGCTCTCCATATTTCTTCCAAAAATGTCTTCGAGTATTTCTCAACTTCTTCATCAGTTAATTTAAAGATTTTTTTGAATCGCTCCACAGCGCGTTCATCTCCGTGTTTGAGCAACTTATCAAAACCCTCAAAGATTTTTATGTTCTGTGCTGGTTTTTTTAAAATGTTATTAAAATCTTCATTGGCAAATTCAAATGTACTTTGCTTTCCGAATAAAGTTATTTTCACGTACCATATATCTCTTTCATGCACCATTCCAATCTTAGCACCATCGTATGGAATCATTATAAAAGGGCGGTTAGTGTCGTCATCAACATTAATAAAGTCTGCAGCAATTTCTTCTTTTGTCGCACCTATGAAAGAACGTGATCGTTTTGGAAAATCTTTATACTCTGGATGGTTGTCAAGAATTACGGTGTAATAATTAAAATTATCTTGGCTTTTACGCTCTGTAATACTTGTGTCTACATTAACAAACCCCGTTTGTTTCAATGTTGCATTTAATCCTGGATTCAAGTCACCACGATAAAGTGGAGTATTTTTTTGCAGCATCCAAAGAGCACCTCTAGCATGCTCATTTAGTTGTTCAATCGCATTTTCTACCTCTACTGGTTCATAGTGTGGTTCCTTTCCAATAGCGGCCTCATTAAATAAAAGAAATTCGATGAAGGATGTGTACTTTGTCATATTATTTCAAACTAAATTAATCATTTCTGCTTAAGAGCATCTCTCATGTCATCCCACATATCCACATCAATTAACATAACCTTACCACCTACCCACACTTCTGTGTCGACATATTTTCTTGGCAAAGTTTTCGTTGTATACACTCTAAAGCCTGTTTCTTTTGGAGAATATGCTCTCCATATTTCTTCCATAAACCTTTTTGAGTATTTAAGTGCTTCTTTATTAGTTAGATCATAAGCTTTTTTTAGATTTTCTATTGCAAATCTATCACCACTCTTAAGTAACTTATCAAAATCCTCAAAGCTTTTTATGTTTGGATTTATCCCCATGCGTTTAAAAGGACGATTAGCCCGCTCAAAATCCATGCTCATAGTATGATTAAAAGGTGATATTCTTACGCCCCAAATGTCCCTTTCGTTTACCATTCCAATCTTTACATCATCATAAGGAATCATTATTAAAGGTTTATTAAGACCTGAATAATGCTGAGCAATAACTAAATTTGTTGTTCCAATGAAAGATCGAGACCTCTTTGGAAAATCCTTATAGTCAGGGTGATTATCAAGAATCACTGTATAGTAATTACTAGTATTTTCGCTTTTTCGCCTTGTAGCGCTGGGATCTACTGTAGCAAATCCTGTCTTCATAATATCTTCGATATTATTACTTCTATCACCACGATAAAGTGGTCTATTTTCATACAACATCCAAAGTGCATCTTTAGCGTGTCTGTTTAATTCTTCAATTGCTCGTTCAACTTCTAACGATTGATACTGTGGTTTCTTCCCAACAGAAGCTTCATTAAGTGAGAGAAAATCTTTAAAAGATAAATTTTCTCCCAACCCCATCATCCTTTTAGTAATGCCCATCCGAAGTGCCCAGTACCGTTCATCCTTCTTATCATAAGGATATTCTGCATCAACAATTTCCTTTGCCTTATTCCACAGATGTTCTGCTCTTTCGACAGAAATCTTAGCCTGTTTTGCTAGATGTTTTAGCGCTGAAGACGGCATATTATTTTTTAACGTAATTAATTAAGGTAACCGGGTCAACTCTAAAAGCATTAACTGCGTAATACTTATCGCATGAGATCATGATCTCATTATCTTCGTATTCTGAAGATAATGCGTCTTTAAGACCAGTATCATACTTCCAAAGATCATTGTGTTTAATAAAACTCTTAACAAACTGTATCCATGGGCTTTCTCTCTCATCAGCAATATTAATACCCTTTTTATCAGCCCATTTAAGAAACAGATCATATCTCTTTTGAGATTCAGCGTATGCATCAGGATATTTCTTCTTTAGAAAAGCAAAGAACCTTTTCCTAAGCTTATCGCTGAAATTAGGATTAAATGAACTCGTTAAAGTTTTATGTATGATTGGACTTATATAGAAGTCATCAGCTGGGTCTGCTGTTTGGTCTGACCAAGCATAGTTGAAATTTCCAATTGGAAAAATCATATACGCATTGCCATATTTTTCGGTTTGACGAATATCACCGATAACAAACAAAGAAGTTGACCTCAGTGGTTCACCAATATCTGATTTGAATTTTTCATTCAATGTATCATGTAACCATTTAGGAGAATCAAGTGGTATTCTGTCAGTTCTAATTGTGCCTATATACATTATATCATCAAGTTTTTCATTAACTGGCTTCAAATACCCGTTCGATCTATTAACATGTATACCACGATAAACTACCTTTCCACCACTTTCATTCAAAAATAGTTGACAATCACGCTTGATAAGATTGGCAATATACATCAAATCTTCATCATCAACGTTCGTGTTCTCTAAAATAAATTGTTTGAAAGAAATCATTTTGAATTAAGGTTCATATAGAATTAATGGCGTGAAAATTGCAATTAAAAGCAAGTTTGCACGCCATTAAAACTTAGAAGTTTGTCTGCTTAAATTTTAAGCATTACTTTAAATTACCCCAATTGTCCTTAACGTATTCTTCTGCTTCTTCAGGATCAAAGAATGGTCCTTTAATTTCTACACCATCATCATCATAATCTTTATGAATCCATGTCATAACTTGATCTGGAGTAAGATAACCCATGTAGGTTGACCCCCAATTATAGTGTGGTCTACCTTTATACTTCTTTTCATACCATTTATTACCATCTTCTTTAGTCACCTTTCCAATCCACGAACGCCCGTCTTCTTCTTCATAAAATGCAACGTAGAATGTATTTACATCGTCGTCATCGTCATCGTCATCTACATCTTCATTTACGCGATCTTCATCATCATCTTCATCGTCTTCTTCATCGTCTATTTTAGTAACATTTGATGAATGGAATGATGCGAGAGAACCATCTTTAAGTTTAACAATAACAAACTTCTTTTCAAATCCAAAATTTTTAACAGTTCCTGTTTCACCAGAGTGTACAACATTTCCAATAATCTTTACTAAATCACCTTCTCTAAGATCAGAGGAATCATTTTCAAACACCCCGCGCGCAGATCGACTGGAATAAAACTCATCTCTGGGATGAGATGACTGTTGTTTTTTTGTTTCAAGAAGCTGAACTAGGTTTTGAATAAGTTTCATTTAGAACTCCAAAAATGATTAGGTTAACTAATTATTTATTGAAAAAAATGCATATAGCCATCAATAGCAAATTAGTTACGTTTATTTTGAACAAATCTTACAAGGTCTCAAGGAATGGTTTAACAATATCAGTGAAAACATACCCGCCCAGCTTGAAAGCATAGAACCTTTCACATTTTACGTGAATCTCGTTTCCTGATTTAATGCACTCAATAAGTTTTTCATTATGCAACCAATGCATGTGCCGCATCTTACTTACTAAATAATCTGTTGCATTATTTAAGCGCTTTTCATATGGTAGATTCCTTGATGTGTTTGTCATCTGCACGAACACCCGCGAATGCCACCCAGTTATATCACTTAAGTCTTGATCTAGACCACACAACCATTCAAATTTTCCAATCGGGAAAATAACGAGAACACCATCAAATGTTTTTCCATATACGTACGCATCATTAACGTTTCCAGTAGTAAAAAGCCAGTTTCTTGCCGGCCCACCGAACATATCTGTGAATAGCTTATTAACTTGAGTGTGCAAGTACACATCAGAATCTCTAGGCTTAGCGCGTTCTTTAAAGTTACGAATTTCCCAATCACCTTTTGGATAACGCATAGTGCCATGATATAATAAATGCTGTCCTTTACTACCTTTTAGTTGTTCTAACATGAATGCGCAGTCTGTTTTGAACCGCTCAAGATCAAATGTTTTCCCCTCAGTTATGAATTGCTTAAATGATATCATTATTTGTACCAACCATCTACTTTTTTAGCAAGAACATCAAATGGAATTATTTCTGGTGTTAGATACTTTTGGTTCTTAGCTTTCATTTGTTCAAGTGTTCTCTTACCGATTGGGTTCTGAATTTCGGAATTAAAAAATTGCTGAGTGGCATTGAATGCAGCAAGCATTTCTGAATCATCCAGAACATCAGAATCATTCTCAATCTGTTTGAAAAATTGCACCTTTGATTTTAAGTAATCAGCATTTTCCTTGTTACGTGAATCAACAGCACGAATGAATTCGGTATCAACATGACGCCCTGTTTTTTTGGCGCGTTCTTCTGCTCGTTTTAGTGCAGTTTCTAATGACGTGTGCACGAACACGATACCTACATCATAACCAAGAGATTCTAAAATACCAATTCTATGAAGAATATTTGACACATCATTGGACGTGCCGTCAATAAAGAGAGGAAGCATCCCGTTTAGATACTGTGTGAGGCTATTCTTTGTTACACGGTGCGTAGTATCTCGGAATTCATGCCATGTTTCTGACTTAATTTCTTTTTTCCACTTGGATGCAAGAAATTCTGCGGCAATATCTGTATTAACAACCTTTGGATTAATTTGACCTTTAAGCTGTTTGATAGTATAGCTTTTTCCAGAGCCAGGCAAACCAATAACAAAGATGGCCTTGAAAATACCTTTGTCATTGATGCTTTCATCAAGATATTGTTTAAAAGAAATAACTGGTTTATCTTTCATGTTTATCATCGTACAATTTAACCTTTTTCATTTTAACGGTTTAAGAATTATTATTTTTAGCTTTTTGTTTGAGTATCTCTAACCTTAAAGTCTCATATACATAACCATTAATTTGAACACCACTTTCTTCAAGTTTAATAAGCATACGTGCGAATATTGGTAATGTCATTGCTATACATTTACCTGAAAACCAACATTCAACATTCCTACCAAGCTGGTTGCCGTATTTTACAAGTGTAAGACCAGTAGATTCTGGTGTCATTATCTCAGACGATAATGCCGTAAATCTATTGTTATCCGTTGATTTGAATATCTCGTAAACATGCTTTAAACTGGTTGAAGATGTTGTAAATCTACCTGCAGCTATTTCCTGTTCTAGTGTTTTTAATGTATCTATTTTTGATGAAAGATTTATCAATATATTATGTGCTGCACCAAAATCATCATATAGTTGCTGAAACTTACTATCTTTAAATTTTAAAGATTTTTGTGTAACAAAAATATCCCACCTAAGCATGAGTCCTTCAGGTGTCAACTTTTCTAATTGGTTGTTAATACTATTAACATGAAAAAATTTATCATTTACCCTTTCTATACCTGAAGATATAAGAAACCTAGAAATATCAAGCATATGATTTGGGTAATCACTAAAAATAGACGAATTAATTTTTTGATGAAAAAAATCTTGCTCTTTTGAAACTGCCAAATTTGCACCATCAAATGGAATCATTACATAAACTTGACCATAAATAGTAGCTACATATTTATCTGTAACACAAATAAATGATTTACTTCTATCAGGAAAATCTTTCATCTTTGTGGATGCAGAAAGCATCAATTGATATAGATTATCAGTATCTTTAGAGGTTCTTTCACCAGTTGATGAATCCATTATTAAAAAATCATCATCACCAGGTTTTTCTTCAAACCCACGATAAATTACACCACCGTTTTGAATGGCTTTTAAGCCGTCTTTTGCATATTCATACAATAAAGATATAGCATCATCACTATCTATTTCATTGACAGCCCATTTTTTAATTACTGCTTCGCTGATATTTTGCTCAGTGAGATATTGCTTGAATGTAATCATCTTACATACCTGAATTATGTCTTATTTTTTTCTTTTCTTTTAAAATTTCTTCTTCCATTGCATCTTTTACAAATAGATGAATAGGAAATTCTTGTTTTTCTAACTCAATAAGTATACGTGCAAACATTTGTAATGTCATCACTATACATTTGCCTGAAAACCAGCATTCTACATTCTTATTAAGTGGTTCACCGTACTTTACAAGTGTAAGATCAGTAGATTTCGGTGTCATTATTTCAGATGACAGAGCTGTAAATCTATGGTCCTTTGTTGATTTGAATATCTCATAAACACGCATTAAGCTAGTTGAAGATGATGTAAATCTGCCTGCAGCTATTTCTGGTGCTAACTTTGCCAGTGTTTTTACTGTAGATGATGAAAATTGATTTATTGGCACACTAATTTTAGATGAGATAGGTTTATAGTGAATATAATCATACATCTGTTGAAATTTTTCATTCTTAAATTTCAATGATTTATGGTTAACGTAGATATCCCAGTTAAGTAAAAGCATTTCTGGTGATAGCTTTTTTAGGTCATTATCAATTTTAGTTGCATCAACAAATTTTCCAAATTTAGATGTTTCTGCACCTGAAGCAATAAGAAATCTGGAAATACTATACATATGATTTGGATCATCTTTAAAGATAGGTGATTTAATTAGTTGGTCATAAAAATCTGATTTTTTTGATACTGCTAAATTTGTGTTATCAAATGGAACTATAACATAAACGCGCCCATATGATCTTGCAGTATCTTTATTTGTAGTACAGATAAATGATTTACTTCTATCAGGAAAATCTTTCATCTTTGTAGAAGCAGAAAGCATCAGTTGATATAGATTGTCTGAATCTCTTGAGGTTCTTTCACCAGTTGATGAATCCATTATAAAAAAGTCATGTTTACCTCTTGGTTTTTCCGCAAACCCACGATAAATTACACCACCGTTTTGAATGGCTTTTAAGCCGTCTTTTGCATATTCATTCAATGTAGATATAGCAGTGTCAACATCTACTCCGTCAACAGACCATTTTTTAATTACTGCTTCGCTGATGTTTTGCTCAGTGAGATACTGCTTGAATGTAATCATTTTATATTAAAACTAAAAACATTAGATTTTTACATAAACCATATTATGTTTTATTATGATTTATTATTTTTTTCTTTTCTTTTAAAATTTCTTCTCCCATTGCATCTTTTACAAATGAATGAATTGGAAATTCTTGTTTTTCTAACTCAATAAGTATGCGCGCAAACATTGGTAATGTCATTGCTATGCATTTACCTGAAAACCAACATTCTACGTTCTTATCAAGTGGGTAACCATATTTTACAAGCGTAAGATCAGTAGATTCTGGTGTCATTATCTCAGATGCCAGAGCGGTAAATCTATGGTTCTCAGTTGATATGAATATCTCATAAACACGTAATACTCTTGATAAGGATGCTGTAAATCTGCCCGCAGCTATTTCCGGTGCTAACTTTGTCAGCGTTTCAATCGTTGATTTTGAAAATTGCTTTAATGGAGATTTGACGTCAGGTGGGATTGGTTTATAGTTAATACCTTCATACATCTGTTGAAATTTTTCATTCTTAAATTTCAAAGATTTTTTAATAAAATTAACGCAAATATCCCAGTTAAGTAAAAGCATTTCTGGTGATAGCTTTTTTAGGTCATTATCAATTTTAGCTGCATCAACAAATTTTCCAAATTCAGGTTTACCTACCCCTGAAGAAACAAGAAACCTAGAAATGTTATACATACGATTTGGATTATCTTCGAAGATAGGTGATTTAATTAGTTGGTCGAAAAAATCTGATTTTTTTGATACTGCTAAATAGGTGCCATCATATGGCACCATTACATAAGCATGTCCATATGATCTTGCAGTATCTTTATTTGTAGAACAAATAAATGATTTGCTTCTATCAGGATAATCCTTCATCTTTGTGGATACAGAAAGCATCAACTGGTAAAGATTATCAGTATCTTTTGACGTCCTTTCACCAGTTGATGAATCCATTATAAAAAAGTCATGTTTACCTCTTGGTTTTTCTACAAACCCACGATAAATTACGCCACCATTTTGAATGGCTTTTAACCCATCTTTTGCATATTCATTTAATGTAGATATAGCAGTATTAACATCTACTCTATCAACAGACCATTTTTTAAACACAGCTTCGCTGATGTTTTGCTCAGTGAGATACTGCTTGAATGTAATCATGATTCAACTTTGATCATCTTGTTTAATTTCTTGTTTTATATCATTTACTATTGTCGGATCAACGTCATATCCTTGTTCTTCAATCTTATCTATAATTTGCGCAAACAATGGTAAAGAAATAACCATGCACTTACCGGAAAACCAGCACTCATTTCCTACAGTAAAATCTTCACTACCATAGTATCGATTTTTAAGATGTAAAGAAGTTGGCGTCATTATTGTAGATGATAGCGCAGTAAATCGTTCATTTTTTGTTGATTTAAATAGTCTATAAACGCGTGATAATTCACTTGAATATATTTTACATCTACGTGCAATTATTTCCTGTTCCATCTTCTCTATGATTTTTACTTCGGATGGTGAAAGTGTTGCATGTTTAAATAGATTAAAATCATCATACATTTTTCCGATTTCTTTATTCGTAAATTCCAAAGAGTCTCTATATCTAACAAAGATGTCCCAACGAACTATGAGATTTTCAGGTGAAAATTTTTCTAGATAATTATTAATTTCATCAGCGCTAATAAACTTTTTATCTATTTGTTTTACTCCTGTTGAAATAAGAAAATTAGAAATATCTTCTTGCATCGTACCTACACTACCTTCGTAGATAGATGTATAAATCGGAGTGTTTAAAAAATCTCTATGCTCTGATACTGTAATCTTAATTCCATTAAACGGCACAATCACGTAAGGATGACCATATAATTTAGCAGTGTCTATGCTGCCCGCAACACAGATAAGTGATTTACTTCTGTCAGATAAATTTTTCATCTTTGTTGATGTTGAATACATCAGTTGATAAAGATTATCTGTATCTTTAGAGGTTCTTATGCCTGTTGAAGAATCCATTATCAAAAAATCACCTTCAGTAGGTTTAGTTGCAAACCCACGATAAAGTATGCAATTATAATTGCTTATTGCTTTCTTCCAATTCTTTGAATGTGTGTTCAGTAATGATATAGCAGTATCAACATCTATTTTTGCATCAGTTTTATTGATATCCCAGTGCTTAATTATTTTTGTTGCTTCATGGATGTCTTGCTCAGTGAGATATTGCTTAAATGTAATCATTTTAACTCCTTTGAAGTATCATCAACCGTGATCATTTTCAAAATTTCATTTCTATCAGCAATTAGAATGTTATTGGTAGTTTTACCACCACCATTTGCATATGGTACAAATGATTGATTTGCACGCTTACGATCCGTTTTTACTTTTGCGCGACTATTTGCGGCACTTAATGCTATATTTAAGAAATTGGCTGCTACTTCTGCATTTCTTGCAGCATATCGTGGCTCAATAACCTCGAGATAACTTTGTTGTGCTCTGTATGCTTCCATGGCCGCATCATAAACTTCATCTATCCTTTTTTCAACAAGAACATCATCGGCATCCTTATGATCTACAGGTGGGCCCTCTGATTGTTCTATTTGCGCAGGAACTTGCGCCATACCATATTCAGCTTCAATGTCAATATCAGCGCTTTCACGCATGTTAAACACGTCTTCAAGTGGGTTTTTAATCATTTTCTTGTTCCTCTTGTTCCTCTTGTTCCAATAGATCCTTTTGATCTTCTAGTTGATGGGCGCTTTAAAGCTGCACCAAAGAGTTCACGTTCTGTTACTATTCTGAACCGCGCGCCAATTGCCTTTGCTAATCTTTCAGCAGCTTGCCATTTTGCAGCATTTCGTGCAAGCATTAGACGATCATATGTCGACTTAGCTTCACTCATTAATGATTCTTTTAGTGGTTTTATCTCCACGATCTCAATCGTATTATTATTGTACTGAACTAAAAAGTCTGGCCAATAATTCTTAACCTGACGTGTGATTGGATCTTTGTATGTAATATTTAGATTTCTGGGTTCACTATACCACTTTGCTACATTAATAGAGTTATCAAGAGCTCGCATGTAAGCAAGCTCCCATGTTGAACGAGCAACAATTCGTCGAGCATCCCCAGCGTACTTAGCTGGATTTCTTGGAATGAATATCAGACTTTCTGCCATTCTTTACTTTCTTTTGACCTTGATGAAAAATGCTTTTTTCAGTTAGAACTCTAAATTTCATTCCACGTTGTTCGCAAAAAATAGAAGCCGATTTCCACTTTGCCTCATTTACTATTAGTGCGTCCTTTGATCTTTCACTCTTTGCGTGGTGTTGATCTGATTCATGAAGTGGTTTAACTTCTACTATCTCTTTCAAAAGATTACCATCCTTATCAAGATATTCAACGAAGAAATCTGGAAAATAACGATGTACCTTGTTATCTAAGGGATTAAGATAAGGAATCACGATCTCTTCTGAACCCCAATGAAGAACATCAGGGTGGCTGTCAAAATACTTCATGACCTGTGATTCCCAAAGCGAGCGAAAAAATATGTTGGTTGAATCACCAACATATTTGGATGGATTTTTTGGTATAAATCTTCCGTACACTGCCATATGTATTAAACTTTTTGAAAGCTTTTTCTATAAACACGTGTCTCTTGTGTGTTGTAAAAATAACTTCTTTAGTCAATAAAATAGTCTATATCATTAGAACGTGTTTGACGCGTAAGATTAACAACCTGTGATGATGGAACAGAGTTATCATTAAGTGGCGCTACAGATGGAAGTGCTAATCCCTGTGTCATACCATAACTAATGCTAGACAAAGTTCTATTTGCTGCTTCTCCTAGCGCTCCTGAATCAGATATAATTGAATTACTTAAAGTACCACCAAATTGCATATTACCCATGGTGCGCCTGATAGGATTGGTATTACTAGTCTGAAATATTTGTTGATTTTGATGAATGAAAGTGTTAATAAACGAATTCTTTACACCACCTGGAGAAACTTGCTGGCCTCCGTAAAGCACTGTACCGCCTACACTATAATCACTAAGAATATCATACGTCATCACCGCTTTTGGTGGTCTAGAACTATTTAAAGCGCTTTGCCCAGTTTGAAGATATAATGTATCAAAGTCAAAGGAACACGTGATTGTATTTGGTGTCCCACCATTTTCATGATCTTGGTCACCATCAGATATGCTTGTAATTTTTGGGTTTGTAAATACGAACTCGTTTACTTTAACAGGATCAGGAGATCCCATTTCAACGTAGTACTGATGAATAATTATCTGTGACAAAATATCTTTCTTATCACCAGGCAATGGGCTACGAAAAGAAGTATTTAAACTTGTAGGTTCATTTAAAAAGGTGAACCCATATTCGTTAAGTTGTGCATTACTATCTTGTTCTCGCCTTGCAGCTGGAATAAGCAACATTCTGTAAATGTTCATGAAATCAAGAGCCTTGTTTCCAATATCATCATAAAAAGTAAGACTGATTTCTTTATGTCGTATTTGCTTCAGTACTTTTGTTCTGAAGTTATACATATTAACTTCTTCATAATCAAGTTCAACTGTAGGAAGATCAATTTGCTTAACTGAAAAGTCCAAACTTCTCATTAGAGCAGAAAGATCAGTTCCATTCAAAGATGATGCATATTCAATCATCTCAGGGAAAAAACTAAATGAAATCTTAAAGAGAAACTTGATTTTTGGCGCATTTGAGATTGAACCCATTGCACGTGAAGCGTTTTGCGCTGCATACCGTGTTGAATCCCAAATACCTGGTGATGCTAAACTAGCTGCTTGATCGGCCGTAACCCCATTATCATTTTGAAGTGATGAATTAAGTGCGTCTGATTGTCCTCTGTTGCTGAAAATACTTCCCAAAGATCTATCCGCATCACCTTGAACAGCAGCACCAAATGCCTTGAAAGCCTGTGCTTCAAGACCAATTCCAGCAGATTTAATAATTTCAGATATATCTTGCATAAAACACTGTGTCTTAAAATAAAGTTATGATGTATTTATTACTAAATCGTACTTAATAAATAAAGGACTCCGAAGAGTCCTTTATTTTGTAAAGATGGGATATAGAGTATCTTAGGAAGGCGATGAACCTGATGATGAATCAGACGATGAACCTGATGATGAATCAGACGATGAACCTGATGATGAATCAGACGATGAACCTGATGATGAATCAGACGATGAACCTGATGATGAACTTGATGATGAACCTGATGATGAACTTGATGATGAACCTGATGATGAACTTGATGATGAATCAGGCGATGAACTTGATGATGAACTTGATGATGAATCAGGCGATGAACTTGATGATGAACCACTTGATTGGGCAACCCAGTCAACACGCCAATCAGCTTTAGCATCTTCTTTCCAATCTGTGTTCCAGTCGTGTTTAACACCTGGTATATTAGCAAACATGTCAGAAATATTAGGCATA